AGATGATTGAGGATATTAAAGTATCATCAAAAGAGCAACACGAAGCAATTAGTAAAGAACTTGGTGAAAGAATAGAAAAGGTTGAAGAAAAGGTAGAAGGTATTTCAAAATTTAGATGGCAAGTATTAGGTGGTTTAGCAGTCATTGCTATTTTTATTAAATTTGCTCCTCCAGCAGTTTCTTTCTTGACACGCTCACCATCTCAGGTTACAATAGAGAGAGCAAAGTAAAGTACTTTCATAATGGATTTGATTGATTCCAAGTACATTGGACTTGTATCTTCTCGTCTTCAAAAATTCAAAAGGGTTAAAGCAGATCTCTACAACTTTCGCTGCCCTATTTGCGGAGACTCTCAAAAAAACAAGAACAAAACAAGAGGATATATCTATCCAGTAAAGAATAATACAAATTTTAAGTGTCATAATTGTGGTACTAGTTTATCATTCAGCAATTTTCTGAAAGAGATAGACCCTACACTTCATAAACAATATACTTTAGAGAAGTTCAAAGAGGGGCATACTGGTAAAAACTTTGTGGTGGAAGAACCCAAGTTTGAATTTACAAAACCAGTCTTTAAGCAAAAATTGAATCTACCAAAAGCAACAGAGAATGAAACCGCAAAAAAGTATCTAACAGACAGAAGATTAGATCCAAATAGATTTTACTTTGCAGAAAAGTTTAAAGAATGGACAAATACTCAAGTTCAAACTTTTGACCAAAAAAGTTTAGAATATGAGGAATCGAGAATAGTTATTCCTCTTTGTGCATCAGATGGTAACATTTTTGGATTTCAGGGTCGTGCTTTAGGATTCAGCAAGGTTAAATATATTACAGTGATTTTAGACGATAGTATCCCCAAAGTCTATGGATTAGAAGGAGTAAAGAAAAATGAAACAATCTACGTCACAGAAGGTCCCTTTGATTCAACGTTTGTCGAAAATGCCATCGCAATGTGTGGATCGGATATTTTACTCGATAGTCTTAATTTGGGCAACGATATTGTGTACGTTCTTGATAATGAACCTAGGAACAAAGAAATCTGCAACAGGATCTCTAAACTCATCGATAGAGGTGAGAAAGTAGTAATCTGGCCAAGGTCAATTACTGAAAAAGATATTAATGATATGGTCCTGACTGGACATCAGGTTATGGATGTGTTAAAATCACATACATACAAAGGCTTAGAGGCAAAAGTAAAGTTTAACGAGTGGAAGAAAGTATGAGCAACGGAACAAAAGTTATTAAGAGAAATGGGTCAGTCGAAAGCCTTGAGTTAAATAAACTACATTTGATGGTAGAAGAAGCATGTAGAGACCTTGCTGGGGTATCTGCATCACAAGTTGAAATGCAGTCTGGTATTCAATTTTATGATGGTATTACAACGGCAGAGATTCAAGAAATTTTGATTCGTTCTGCTAGCGACCTAATTGATCTTGAGCATCCTAATTATCAGTTCGTTGCTGCCCGTCTGCTTTTATTTGCTCTTCGCAAGCAGTTATTTGGTCGTATGCACGATTGTCCCACAGTTAAGCAGCATGTCCTTCGTGCCGTTGGTAGAGGCGTCTATGACGCAGAAATTCTTGACCTGTATACCGATGAAGAGTTTGATAAACTTGAGTCGTTTATTGATCATAGTCGTGACTATCTGTTTACTTACGCAGGTTTACGTCAAGTTGTTGATAAGTACCTCGTGCAAGACAGAAGTTCTAACGAACTTTATGAAACGCCACAGTTTATGTACCTTTTGATTGCTGCTACTATTTTTTCAAAGTATCCAAAAGAAACACGTTTAGACTACGTGAGGAAGTACTATGACGCAATCTCCAAGCACAAAATCAACATTCCCACACCTATCATGGCAGGAGTGCGAACTCCACTTCGACAATATGCTAGCTGTGTTCTTGTTGATGTTGATGACACCCTCGATAGCATCTTTAGTTCTGATATGGCTATCGGCAGATATGTTGCACAAAGGGCGGGTATCGGCATCAACGCGGGTCGCATCCGTGGCATCAACAGCAAAATCAGAGGTGGAGAAGTTCAGCATACGGGCGTTGTCCCTTTCCTCAAGAAGTTTGAAGCAACTGTCCGATGCTGCACTCAAAATGGCATCAGAGGTGGATCAGCGACTGTCCACTTCCCAATCTGGCACCAAGAAATAGAGGATATCCTAGTATTAAAAAATAACAAAGGAACGGAAGATAATCGCGTTCGTAAGTTAGACTATTCTATCCAAATCTCCAAACTTTTCTATGAACGCTTCATCCGTAACGAAGAGATTTCTCTCTTCTCTCCCCACTCCGTTCCTGGTCTGTATGATGCTTTTGGGACTGATGGATTTGACGAGTTATATGTTCGTTATGAACGAGATGAGTCTATTCCAAGAAAAACTATCGGTGCTCAAGAACTCTTTCTGGACCTCCTGAAAGAAAGAGCAGAGACAGGTCGTTTGTATATTATGAACATTGACCACTGCAACTCTCACTCTTCTTTTATGGATAAGGTTGAGATGAGCAACCTGTGCCAAGAGATTACTCTGCCTACTAAACCCATTCAGCATATTGATGATCCCGATGGTGAGATTGCTCTATGCATACTTTCTGCTATTAATGTTGGAAAAATTAGGGATAATGAAGACCTTGAGGTTCTTTGTGATCTTGCTGTTAGGTCTCTTGATGAACTCATTGATTTTCAAGGATACCCCGTCAAAGCAGCAGAAATCGCCACCAGAGCGCGTCGTTCTCTTGGTGTAGGTTTTATTGGTTTAGCGCACTACCTCGCCAAGCACGGTGAGCATTATGACGATCCTGGTGCCTGGAAACTGGTTCACGATCTGACGGAAGCATTTCAATATTATCTGATTCAAGCAACTGTCGATCTTGCCAAAGAAAAAGGTGCCTGTGAGTATTCGCATAGAACCAAATATGGTCAGGGTATTCTTCCTATAGATACATACAAAAAGGATGTGGACGAAATTGTACCTAATGAATTGAAGTATGATTGGGAGAGTCTTAGACAGCAAGTACTCCAGTATGGTATACGGAACTCAACACTGTCCGCACAGATGCCATCGGAGAGCAGTTCCGTTGTGTCAAACGCAACCAACGGAATCGAACCACCTCGCGGATACTTGTCCGTTAAGAAGTCGAAGAAGGGTCCACTCAAGCAGATTGTTCCCCAGTATCAAACACTTAAAAATAACTATACGCTGCTGTGGGATATGCCTAGCAATCGTGGGTATATTCATATTGTTGCTGTTATGCAAAAATTCTTCGATCAAGCGATTTCTGGAAACTGGTCCTATAATCCAGAAAATTACCCAGATAATGAAGTTCCTACTTCAGTAATGGCACACGATATGCTTGAAACTTATCGTCTGGGACACAAAACAGCATATTATCAAAATACTTATGACCATAAAACTGATGAAGTAGTAGAAGAACCAAAACAGGACCTTCAATCAATTCTTCAAGAACTTTCTGATGCTGACGAAACAACTTGTGATAGTTGCTCTATTTGACAAAAGTGTAAAAACCTATTATTATAAATAGTAATAGGTTTTAATAATATCTATGTCTGGATGCATTTATCTAATAACCAATAAAATCAATAATAAAACTTATGTTGGAAAGACAATGAACTCTTTGAAAAAAAGATTTTATAGTCACTGCTATGATGCCACTAAAAGAAGTTCAACAACATATCTTCATCGGGCAATTAGAAAGTATGGAAAAGACAATTTTATTATTGAAGAAATTGAAAAATGTGAAGATAATTTAGGTTTTAGAGAAATGTTTTGGATTTCTAAATTAAAACCGGAATATAATCAAACTCTTGGTGGTGATGGTGGTATGCTTGGGTATTCTCATACAGAAAAAACGAAGCAACTATTGTCATTAAAAAGAAAAGGAAAGTTTCTTGGAGAAGAAAATTCATTCTACAATCAAACACATACCGAAGAACAAAAAGAAAAGTGGAGTAAAATGAGAAAGGGACAACCATCTCCTTGTGGATTTGCTGGAAAATCACATAAAGAAGAAAGTAAATCTAAAACTTCTCAAACACTAAAAAACAATCCAAACATAAAAAGAACCAAAGTATTCCAGTATGATATTGAAGGAAACTTTTTAAGAGAGTTTCAATCTATTAGTGATGCTGCTAAATTTGTAGAAACAAATCCTTCTAACATTAAATATACCTGTGAAGGAAAATTCAATCACTGTAAAGGATATAGGTGGAGTTATGTTAAAATATAATAGACCTATGAACTTCTTTGAGAAACTCCAAGTTGGTTGGTGGTGGATTGGAGAAATCTTTGATGAATGGTTCTATACTATGAGAATTGAAGACGGAGAGTTGTTTAACTATCTTCAAAGTGATTATGTTGCTTATGAAGAAGAAATGTATTATGAAACCCAAATATTTTTTGGAGGTAAATAGAATGTGTAGAATTTTTCCAAAAGTTAATTTAAACAGAGGAGGAAGATTGTGAGTCTTGTAAGATTTAAAACAGGTTTGGAGGAAAAAGCAATGGTCGAATCAATGACCGTCTTTAACCCTCAGGAAGTAGATACCAAAAAGCAACCTATGTTTTTTGGACAACCACTAGGAATCCAAAGATATGATTCTTACAAATATCCAATCTTCGATAAACTAACAACACAGCAACTGGGTTATTTCTGGAGACCCGAAGAGGTTTCTCTTCAAAAAGATCGTAGCGACTATCATATGCTACGCCCAGAACAAAAACATATCTTCACCAGCAACCTGAAGTATCAGGTAATGCTGGACTCAGTTCAGGGTCGTGGTCCTGGTATGGCATTTGCTCCATACTGTTCACTACCTGAATTAGAAGCGTGTATGAAGGTATGGGAGTTTATG